GCATAGTACACAAATGCACGTTAGAATGTAAAGAAAGCACCGTACGAGATCAACATTTAGTAGATACATTATGTAAAAGATATTTCAAAGTAGCACCAGTCGGTACAAACAAAGACTTGTGTTGCTATGCGAGACATTATTCAGGAATAAGAAACATGCTTACACCAACAGGAGCTAGAAATCTAGATTACTGGGAAAGGAAGCTTAGAGGAAATTTAGCTCAGAACTATTTCTTCAAAGTAACAGAATTGCCCAGATCAGAATTTGATGGCTTTAGCATGATACCGAAACCTAGAGTAGATCTTCAATTTTTTGTAGGAACAGACAAGGAAGTGAAGGAAATCGAAGAATTAATCAGCATACACTTAACGAATGAAAATGCCCTTTTAGCACTCAAATTGGGATTAGTAGTAATACCGTTAGAAGAATGGAAGCGATTAGAACTTTCACAAAAAATCTTTGGTAACCCTAACCTCTTGTATACGCTAGAACAATTAAGGACTAAATATCCAGAAAAAAACAATGATTGAACTTTATGCTTATTTAGAAAGCAATTTACCAATAAATTTTCAGGTAGAATTTGGAAAGAACAGACGACAAGCAGTGAGTTTATCAATGATTAAGAATGATATTATGGTAGAGACAGAAATGATTTTTGCTAGACGTTTCAAAACGTTTTTAATAGGTTCGGCCATTATTGGAGGACTTACTTTAGTATTAGGAGTAGCGATTAAAATTTTTGAAGTTTATGGTTTTCCAACCACACCATTCGCTGAACAGAGCGATGATAAACACCAAAAGAAACAGCAAATTCAAAAACTAAAACGTAAAAACGCAGAATTACGATCAAAATATCACAATCAGTCAGGATATGAGGAACATGCTGATTTGCAAGGACAAAATATTGCAACGTCAGTACTAGTAAATAACGTATTCACAGCTGAATTCGTAGCACCAGACGGATCTTCGGCAATAGGCGTAATGACAATGTTAAAAGGCTCTTTAGGAGTCACGGCATATCATTGCATGAGAGAAGCACAATTTATTAGAATTCCCAACGACACAGGAGAAGGATACACAGAACATAAAATTAAATGGAGAAAGAATTTCATTAATCGAGATGTATCATACTTCATGATAAGCGGAACACGACAATTCAAAGATATTACGCATCATATATCAGACGTAGGAATTACTAACGGAGACATGAACCCATGTAGAATCAATTGGACAGGAGGAGTAGCCACAGCAATTTACGGCACTATGTTCTCAAAACCTGAAATAGGTAAAGGACTAGTAGACGGACATATGAAAGAAGGTTATTACTACGGACGCAACATGCCAGCATTAAAAGGCGAGTCCGGTTCACCAGTTTTACACATGAATCCCACAGTAGCAAAGAAAATAGTAGGAATACACGTAGCAGGAAATGCATCAGATACATTAGTAGCACCAATCTCAATGAAAGATTTGGAAGACGTAGACATTAAGAAATTAGTGTCAGAATTAGATCTTCACTCATTTGAGGAACAAGGCATTAAAATCGAACCAGTTCGAGTTGGACCAAAACTCGACGGTATGAGATTAGTAGGCAAACTAAATATTAAGACCAGTAACCCACGACACACGCAAGTAGAAGCAACACCACTTGGACTAGGAACAGTAGCAAGAGATGATAATGGTAAAGAATTTTGGCTTAAGTGCCCATTCAAAGATACCGGCCGCCCAGCGAAATTGGCAGCAGGTTATGATAAAGAGGGCGTTTTACGAGACCCGCATCAGCTTTCTTATAGACATTTAAAAGTAAGAAGGTTACCATTACCACCGAACGAATTGTTCGCACCAGGAGTATTGAAAGAATGTTTCCCAGACCCAGAAATCTGCGCACATTACAGATTATTGACAATAAGAGAAGCAATATTTGGCTGTTCAAAGCTAAATATGCCAGGAATCGACATGAGCACATCATCAGCGTTTCCTTATGTTAATAAAGGAATCAAAAGAACACAACTCTTTAATACCAAAACACAAGAAATAGATCCAGAATTTGAGAAATTAGTACAGAAATGTTTTGATGACGCAAAGTCAGGCAAATTTTGGTGTCACATTGTATTGCATTGTTTAAAAGACGAAATAAGACCCATCGAACGAGTAGAATTATATT